TAGCAGCAGACCAGATGCGAGTCCGTGCCTGTGCTGTGAGTCATGCTAGACTGTGGCACAAGATTCATACAGAGAATGAAGTTGCCGTTGTCCTAGAGCACGACGCGACATTCGTCAAGAAGTTTGATCCAAGCAAATACATCCACAAGAAGTGGGGTGTTCTAGGGTTGAACGATCCTCGCGGTAATACTCGCAAGGCACAACGATTCCACGCAGCAGTTGATGCCAGTGGTAAAGGTGTCCACGACATCCCAACCATTGACTTCGACGGTGAGTTGCCCCTTCCTATGGGACTCGCTGGTAACTCTGCCTACATAATTAAACCACATGCAGCAGGAAGACTGATCGAAAAGATCGAGGAGATTGGTCTCTGGCCAAACGACGCGATCATGTGTAAGCAACTATTCCCTAGTTTGCTCAAGGTCACTAATCCCTACTACACCAACACACAAACCAATGTTTCGAGCACAACACAATGAAAGCATTTGTCATCGCAATTGACATGCCTGAATCACAGGAGGCAGCACAGAAGTGTGTTGCCAGTGCTAGATCGATGGGTCAGACGGTAAGTATCCACAAAGGATACACTCCGAAAGACGATCCCATGAAAATCGCTAGTGAGTGGGGTATCCCAGTAGGCAACTTCGTCGAAAGATTTTCCCGCATAGAGAACTGTGTTGCCGCATTCCTTTCCCATATGTCATTATGGAAATGGTCAATCGAAAATAAAGAAGAGGTACTTATTCTTGAACACGATGCAATCTTTGTCGACGCAGTTCCAGTTGCTTCTTATAAGGGCGTGCTATCACTTGGCGCACCCAGTTATGGAAGTTTCAACACTCCTTCTAATATTGGCGTTAATAAATTAGTTTCCAAACAGTATCTTCCAGGCGCACACGCATATATGGTGAAACCCACTGCGGCGAAGGTTCTGTGTGAGGTCGCTGAGCAACACGCTGGACCGACCGACCTATTCCTTAGGAATGAGTTGTTCGATTTCGTTGAGGAATATTATCCATGGCCCGTAGTGGTTAAGGATAGTTTCACCACTATCCAGAAGGTGGAAGGATGTGTGGCGAAGCACGGGTACAACGAGGACTTCAAGATACTATGATCAACCAATATATTATGACGGGTTGTGATAAGAACACCGAATGGCAACTTCCGTGGTTCGTTGAAAACTTCAACCGACATTGTGAGTCTGATTTGGTTATTGTCGACTTCGGGATGACCGTCAAGATGAGAGAATATGCTGACAAGAAGGCAGACCATGTATTCTCGGTCGAACGGAAGGGATGGTTCTCGAAGATAGAAGCAATGCACCTAATGAAGGCAAAGTTCTCAGGTTCGTTCTGCTGGTTGGACACAGACTGTCAGGTTCTCGGTGATATCGGAAACATCTTCCGGTACGTTGAGAATAATAAACTTACAATGGTTGTTGATCATCCTTGGACTACTCACGGTTCACCTTGGACACCCCAGAGTGATGTCGGTCCGTGGTATAATACTGGAGTCATAGCATTTGAAGGTCGACCTGCGATACTGGATCGTTGGTTGAAAGAAGTGAAAGACGCCGGTAAACATCGAGGTGATCAAGAAGCGATGTATTCGATACTCAACGAAAGTCACATGAACAGACCAATGCATATCGTAGAGGCACCACACAAGTTCAATGTTCTTAGGATAGACGTCTCACAAGAACGTGTGCCAAGTAACCCAATTGTTATGCATTGGACTGGTCAAAAAGGGAATGAAGAAATACGGAGACAAATGCAGTGAAGAAGTTGTTCATCCTCGGTAATGGCGATTCCGCGCAACTCATGCCACAATCGACTCGCAATGGTCAGGACGGCAAGTTGATTGCCTGTAACCAACCTGCTGTGTCAGTCACTAATCTGTACGCTTGCTGTCTTGTTGACTTCAAGATGATGAGAGCACTACAGGAAGGTTCAGTCAACCTTGATATGTATCCGTGGGTATGTGGTAACCGACCCAAGATTCATATGGATAAGAATCCTTCGTTCTACATCAAGCACGCAGGTCACATCCGCGAGTTCTATACCGATGTCCCGAAGTATGCTGGTCCCAAGCAGGCACAGGCAACAACAAACTTCAACTGCGGTCACATGGCAACACACTACTCAGCACGAAAGCATGAACCGGATGAGATCCACCTCTTCGGATTCGACTCGATGTTTGACCACAATATGCGTTCTACCACTGACCTCGTCCTACCCTCCGATCGAGGCAAGAATAATAACTATCGACTCCTCGATGTCTGGAGACCTATCTGGACTAATATATTCAATGAGTTCCGGGACATCCACTTTATCCTGCATCATAAGCACGATAACCTCAAACTAGAGGTTCCCAAGAATGTTTCAGTATCTGTCCACTAGGGCTTGTGATCCCATTCTGGACCTGTATAATAGTGTTATAAATATGAGGTAAGTGGAGTAACCAATGCCAAGAGCACCAAAGAAGTCGAATAAGATCCCTGATCGATTCTTCATTCTGAAGCAAATGTATCGGGGAGTGGTAAACCTAACATTCACCAAGCAAGATGGTGAGATCCGCGAGATGAACGCAACACTTGTTACGCGACTCATCGAAACTGAGCAGATCAAAGAAAGCAACCCTAACCCTTCGAACGAATCAAGTCTGATCGTATGTTGGGACACCGATGTGAAAGGATGGAGGTCATTCAACCTCGAAACTGTCACAGAATACAATGGTGTAGTGAGGTCAGGTGGTGAGTAAACTCGAAGACAAGAAACAAAGGATTCGCGACGAACTCGGTATCGTAGCACCGAAGGCGCATCGCAAACGCAAACCTATGACCGAGGAGCAGAAAGCAGCAGCATCTGCTAGACTTGCAGCAGCACGTGCTGCCAAAGGTCCGGCGAAGAACACTAACATTCACCCCAGTGTTGTGTCATTACCAGAAGATCATCCCCTATCACTTGTGAAGGTAAAAGAGTGGTTGAAGTACAATCGGGATTTTCTCAAATCAATCAAAGCACAGAAAGATTCCAAGGACTCTAAGGAACGAATGGAGTATCAGGTCATTGAGAACTACATCAAGAACCTGAACATATATTTGAAAGACAATGTATGGTGCGACCATCGTTACGGGAAACAGATGGAACACACGATGACTTATGTCGTCACTGTGCCAGCAGGAGACTCATATGAGTGAGAAAGAAGATAACAGATTGGTAGTTTGCCCACTACCATTATTCAATGAAGTTCTAAACTTCTTAGGGCAACAGCAGTACAGTCAGGTCGCAGATCTGATGACACGGGTCCAAGGATCTGTGCAACTCATAGATCAACCGCAGAAAGAAGAAGAAGTAAACGAAGATGGTGAGTGAAACCGATTCTATCGAGTTCATGACCAAATCTAAGTTTAGCAAACTTGTTGACGCAGTTGTCTTAGAAAAACGGATATCCTATATGGACGCCGTGCTACACCTATGCGAGAAGTACAACATTGATCCCGAAGACTCCAAGAAGTATGTCTCCACAGTGGTCAAGTCTAAGATAGAAGTCGAGGCGATGAACCTCAACTTTCTACCGAAGTCAAATGAACTACCTCTCGCGTAATAGAAACGCAATACAAACATACTTCAGTCATACAAAGGAAATACTATAATGGATTTATCTAATCTCAAAAGTCGTCGATACGACATCAATCAACTGGTCGCCGCAGCACAAGAAGCATCTGGCGCCAAGTCTGAAAACAATCGTGATGAGAACATCTGGAAACCTACTGTCGATAAGGCAGGTAACGGGTTTGCTATCATCCGATTCCTCCCCGCTGAGAGCGAGGTTCCATGGGTACGATACTGGGATCACGGTTTCAAAGGACCAACTGGTAAGTGGTACATCGAGAAGTCTCTGACCTCACTTGGTCAGCAAGATCCACTCGGTGAGTACAACTCCAAGTTGTGGAACTCAGGTAACGAGGAAGACCGCGAGCAAGTTCGCAAGCAGAAGCGACGACTACACTATGTAACAAACATCTTGGTCGTATCTGATCCCTCTGCGCCCGAGAACGAAGGTAAAGTCTTCATGTACCAGTTTGGTAAGAAGATCTTTGATAAGGTTCAAGACCTGATGCAACCACAGTTTCCAGGAGAGACTCCCGTCGATCCTTTCGATCTGTGGTCTGGTGCGGACTTCCAACTGAAGATTCGTAATTATGAAGGGTATCGCAACTATGATCGATCAGAGTTCAAGGCACCATCTGCTCTGTTCGAAGGTGATGAGGTTCAACTCCAAGCAACATTGAACCAACTGCATGATGTGAGCAAGTTCATTGACCCCGCAGAGTACAAGTCTTATGATCAACTTCAAACGAAACTGTTTGATGTATTGGGCGAGACATCTCCGCGAACCGTCAAGGAAGAAGTTGCTATGGATACAGTAGATGATACTCCTCCATGGGATCCTGCTCCTGCTACTGCTGAGGCAGCAGGTGACGCCGGTGACGATGATGCTATGTCATACTTCCAGAAGTTGGCAAACGCAGACTAAACTCATCTAGGTCCGAGTTTGGGGGGCATCCTATGGGTGTCCCCTTTTTTCGTTTATATCGATATAAATAAGACCATGAAAGGTATCCTAGAAGAGTTCAGAAAAGCATTCGAAGACACGGGTTTGAAACCGAGGTCTCAGGAATCTAATGCTTGGTTCGAAGAAAAGATCGAGGAGATACGGAGACCGATC